TGGCCAACGAAAAGAAACGCTAGGATTTGACCAGTTTATAGTAAGGCACTTTGCGGCAGTATTGGCCACGTGGGCCGCGTGCGCCGACAGTCTTGGATACTTTAGCTACCGCAAACGTGCGTCGTTCAGCCTTTTTTAACTTCACTAATTCAGTCAGCACGCGATTGGCATGGCTTTTGGAAAAGTTCCACATTTTTGCCACTTGCAACGCCGACATCCAACCTGGTGGGATTTCTTCCACACGCCGAGTTTTCATGTGCTCATTAAGCACCTCCGCCCAGTCTTTTTCTATACTGGCAGCCGCCATACTCCTCCGACCGGGCTGACCACGTTCACCGTGCATCCGTCGCCGCCATCTAGGTATTCACCGTAAGCAATCCCGTGCGACCAGCGAGTCACAGACCGCATCCGTCTGGCATATCCCATAGAGGCTATATCCGCCAGGCATCCAATCGACCACCCCACGGGCGCACCGATGCAACGGCCGGCAGCTCGATCAATGCGGTGAAGATGGCCCATTACAACGGGCCGACGGAGACATTCTACATGGTCGCGGACGCTTGACTCATTGTACATAAAACCGTGCCCGAACGCTGTTCCGCCTAGGTCATGCCAGCCTGTCTCGATATCGTACGGAATAAACTTTGCCCGCAGATCTTTAGCTAGGTTGTGAATCTCCGACAGCGCAGACGTGCAGCAGTGCGCCACAATAGCCGATGGCGATCGTTGCAGTGCGGTCAGGCGGTGTTCATGGTTCCCCTCAAAAATAAACTGTGGAGCCAGTTCTCGAACAAAATTCAGCCCAGCATCGAAGTCCTCCCTGATGCTGTTGCCACGTTCTGGGCTGTCAGGATCCCGGCGGGCGTTGCCCATAAGGCACGACAGATCCACGAAATCGCCAAGGTGCAGAGTCGTATCCCCTGGGCGGATCCACCTCCGCTTCATTTCCAGCGCAGCTCTGCAAGCCTCAGCGTTTGCCAGGTGCCCGTGGCTGCATGATACGGCCAGCCACCGTTTCCATTTGCGGATTACTTTCATTGTTTATCCTGGGCAGACGGAAAGCCTTCCAACACAGCCAAGATCTGACGGCAGCTCTCCCGCGATTGAGCGGCCGCCACTGTGTCGTCGGACGCACCACGCAAGGCAAGATCGCCGATTACGGATAGCTGCATTTTCAACGTGTGGACGTAGGTGCACAGATCAAGGATCTCGTCCCACGCATCCTTCCACACCGGCCGGCGCCACAACGCACCACCGTGCTGCTCTTGGCCAGCGCGATACTTTGCAGAAACGTCCCGCACCAAATCCGCAAGGATCCCGTTCAGATGCTTCTCATGCTCTGGACTCATCATCGAGAACTCCACGGTCTGCCGCTGACTAGGTTTTTCTTCTTCACCGCAAATCCTTTGACCGCTAGGGGTTCGGTTTTTTGTTCCACCCCATCGCGGGGAATGTCACGCCAGGTAGCATATTCAGCGGCTTGCAGATGGCCTGTTTCCCAAGAGATTGCGGCCAGCTCAAACGTCAGGCCGATGTGCTCGCCGAGGCGGAAAGCGGTTTCATCGTCCCAATCAGCTGCGTACAGGTCGGCATTTTTCGGAGCTGGCTTAATGGGCACCCAGTCGAAAGCGAGGCCGTGATTATGATACGACTCGCCGGGGCGAGCCTTGGTCACGATCCGCCCGCCACTCGTCCTGCCTTTTGCGTACAGCGCGGCCTGCTCCTCCATGGTACGCCGGCCACAGTAGATTAGCGGGGTGATCCTGCTGGCCACCATTTCATTCAGCCATCCCCTCACCCGCTTTTGAAAGCTAGCGTCGAGCGTATCGATGGCCCGCAAAGTGCGAGCGCTTGCCTCACTGAGGCTGGTCACTGATTCCTCGCTCGCTCTCTTTCAGTTTCCGCCAAGCTGTCAGATAACGCCTTGAGCGCCTGTGCATACAAATCTCGGTAAGCCTGCGGGCAGGGTTTGTTTGTTCGCTCGGCTTTGTCCCACTCGTAGATAAAATACGAGATGCTGTCCGGGCTAGGCGGCGGGCCGTCCTGCGTTTGCGATGTTGTGGCACAGCTTGCCAGCGCCAGACTAAAGATCAGTAGGAGGGCGATGCGTCCACCAGGCATTGATGTCCCTTTGTCTTTTGCGGCGTTCCAGTTCGATCGCCTCAAAGTTCCGTTGGAGTGGCGATTTGCGTTTTAGGATCCACAGCACGATTCCGAACAATCCGCCCAGCGCCGTCAGGATGCCGGCGATCATTGGCGACTACTTTCTGGAGAATCGTGACAGGAACTCAACTATGCGTCCGAGCGTCCGTTCAGGTTCTTCGCCTGGGATAAACGCGGCCACGGCTGCAACGGCTGCCAAGAGTGCGGTTACTGCGCCAAGGGCGCCAAGCCAATCGATTTTGAGTAGTTGGGGGATGAGTGTTTCCATGCCCCTAGCGGGGTGTCAAAAGCCGAGGCGACGTTTGATCAGTTCCCACGCCGTGCTTACCACTGCTCCCGACACAAGCGCGACTAGCCACAGGCGTGTTTTGATCGTGTGGGCATCCCGCTCCATCGAAGTCAGCCGGCCGTGGTACTCGCCGAGGCTGGCTTGGGAGCGCTCTAGCATATCCATGATAACACCCTGGCGGGTTTCGATTCTGGCGATGCTTTCACGGACAAGGCTCAATCGTTCCGCAAGTTCAGCGACCTGGTCAGTGCTCATGGCGTGCTCTCGCTACCTTCCGCAATCCGCACCCATTCCACGCCGTCCTTATCGATCCAGCGTTCGATGAATCCTTCGGCTTCTAAATAGCGGAGCTGACTTTGAAGCTCACGCCATTCGGCTGAGTCGAAGCAGTCCATTCACTTTGCCTTCCCCGCGTCCTCGGCTGCGGACATATCGGAATATCGTGGCAGGCCGATGTTCTCCGTGTGCTTAGGTGAACAAGAGCAAAACAATAGGGCTGTTATAAGAATTGGCATCATACTATAACACTTGCAAGCGTTGTCATTAGAGTTGTCACTCTTGTGTCTAAATTTGCAATAGAAAGGCTTTTACCGATTGAATAGAAAGACATTCGAGCCGCTGAAAATTGGGTGGCAGTTGTTCCAGAAAATCCGCAAAAAACTCCGATTAGCTGACTAGAGGGGGTTCCGGATGCCGCCGTAGTTGTTACATCGCTAATATTGCCACCAGATTGAGTTGCCCTGCTAGAAAAATTTGCACTATTATTTCTTGTGCTTGCTTGAAGTCCAAGTGGAGCAGCTGAAAAAAGTCTTGAACTTCCTATCCTATTTCTGAAAAAAATTTGCGTTGTTGATGAGTAAGCTAGAGTTAAGATGTTTCCAATAGTAGATTGAGTTCCAACAAACACTCCAGAGGCATCTGTCTGAGTTGCTGAAACATAACAAGAAATATGCGAGTCGTTTTGAGGAAAATTTGTTGTGTCGTTATTATTGTAGCCAGTAGTAAGATATTTGTTTGAGTCGTCGCCAAGTAATCCAAGCGTCCTGCTGTAATCACCAGCTACAAAGTTATTATTTGTCGGTGCATTTCCAACCAGAGGAGTAATTGCCCCTGCTACCGTCCTTGCCCCTGCCATAATGCAAGAGGTTACAAGTGAAGTCCAAATTCCGTCTGCCTTGCAACCAAGAATAAATGCGTTAATAGCTCCCCTAACTTGTGATTCAAGTCTTTGGCCATCTGCTGCCTCAACTCGAAGAATATAATCCCTTGCGTCTGGGTCAAATAATCTGTTTTTAATCCGATTGACTGGCAACGGACAAATCGCCGAACACAATGGCATTTCTAGTCCTAGCTTACTTGCGTTACTCTGGCTGTTCCAGCAGAAGCAAAAACTGCGGTATGAAGAAGCGATGTTTGTCCCGCTGGACATTCCCAGTAGTCGCCAGTAGATAAACGAACTTGATAACTGATCGTAGTGCAAGTTGCTCCGGGTGAAATGTGAAGATTACCAGCCCCTTCATTAAATACCGTCAGGACTTCCCTACCATCAACCGCCGGTGCGATTGTGGTGGATGAAGTAAGGCTGGTGAAGTTTGTAGCAGAAACAGACGTACCTTGAGCTGGGAAAAATGTGACTACTGTATTTGTAATCGTGACGCCATGGGTCGCGCAAGAGCCAATGGTGACCGAATTCCCAACAGTGACGGATGAGATGCTGACTGGAACTGTCCCGCTGATGCTGGCCGTAACAGAACCAATTTGGGCTGTGCCAGCCGCCAAAGCTGGAAGCGAGCCAATAGTGACGCTGTTACCTACCGTAACGGAGGAGATGCTGATGGGAACTGTCCCGCTAATGCTTGCCGTGACGCTCCCAATCTGCGCCGTGCCTGCAACTAACGCTGGGAGCGTAGTTAGTGAAACTGGTTGAGTCGTTTGGAAGAATGTGCCGGAAACAGGCACCGTGCCGGAGATGCTGGCCGTCACACT